GAAATAGCGCCGGCGGCCCTACAGCAGAAGAATTATATGCAGCTGGTCAAGCCACCCGTACGAATACCGCAAATGCATATAGTCACGAAACTAATAACACCATACCATCTGCATCAGCAGGTACACGAATTAGTGTTAGATTTCCAGCCTAATATATTAGACAATTACGATGTAGTAACATATCATTTTAAATTATTTATGGTATCAACCGATGATGCTAGTACCGGGAATGTACTAAATGTAAAATCGCAAGTTGTTATCGCAGAGAGTGGCGTATCTGATCTTACAATCGACAAGGTAGAGTTTGACGCGGTCGCAGGCCTTTCAATTGAAGCTGGCACCGGGACTCAGACAATGGTGAAATTTGAAATTGTTGAGCCGTCAGGGGCCGGCTTACTTGATAAAATGTATTACTCCTCTATTGATTTGGGCATTGGTAATTGGACAGTGATGCCTATATATCTACAGGCTGAATTTAGGGGAAGAGACCCCGAGACCTCAAATTCGGATGCCAACGGTGCCCCGGGCGCATTAGGTAACCTACGATGGCTATGGGCATTAAAGTTAACCGATATTAAGGCAAATGTAACAACAGTTGGAACTCGATATGCGTTCTCTGCAATCTTATATAATGAATTAGCACAATCTAATGCATCATTTTCTCTTCAGCATAACATATCACTTAAAAATATAGAAACATTTGGTGTAGCTATAGCAGAATTAGAAGATAAAATTAATAAAGATCAAATTGAAAAATTATTAGACAATTATAGTAAACCAGATGTTTATAAATTTGTAATTGACCCGAAGATTGCAGGTTTTCATATTAATAAAAGCAATGAAGATACTGTAAGGAACGGTACATTTAGGGTGTTCGACGGAAAATCAGCTAATTTTCTTTCAGGTACTTCAGTAGATAAAGTCATAGATACTCTACTGGCACATACGGTTGAATATCAGGAATTAGTGGCAGGCGCAAAAACGCCAGGTGCAGAAGGAGATCCAATTGCTGTTGAAAGAAGTCAGATGAAATCATTGTGGCGAATTATAACAGAAACACGACCCATTGTATTTGATCCGCGCAGGAATGATAACGCATTAGAATATACAATTTTCATTATTATGTATGATGTAGGGGTGTTGGATGTAAATGTATTTCAGACCACCGGTGTTACACCCGATATTGCCAAAAAAAGAATAATGACCTATGCCGGCAAATCGTTACTTAAGAAAAAATATAATTATATCTTTACAGGGCTAAATGATCAAATTGTATCAATGGATTTAACATTCAATCATTCGTTTGCAACGGCACTAACTCGGTACGGTGGTATTTACGTAAATCATGCAATGAAAGATTACGGGCCTGCAGCTCAAGATAATGCTAATGAAGAAAAAGCAGCAACAGAGGCATTACGGAAATTAATATCTTTAAAGAATAATGCACAAACTACATTTAAGCAATTAGATAATGCAAATACCGAGTATTTTGCTGCCATTGATGCAGCAAAATTATCGGATGATTCGCGAAATGCTAATAAGAAATTAATAGAAGCCACAAATCCGGGTAATAAATTAGATCTCACAGCATATAGTAAAAATTATGTTATTGATAAAAATACAGCAGGTCAGACAGCATCTACCACACGAAGGTTAGCAAAGCAACCAGTTAATCACAATAATGTACCAGGATTTGTGTCTGATGTAAACTTAACAGGTGCAGATACATTAAGTGTTTATAATGAATACTTAAAGAGTAATAATGGTGGACAACTTAGACCATCGACTTATAGGGAATCTACTCACGATTCTGCAAGTGGTCAGGGCGCAAGTTCGGCCGCAAATACAGGTGTTACAAAATTAGCAACTATATTCTCTACGGCACTACATTCGGCAACAGATGTTAATTTAATTTCCATAAAGTTAACCATTAAGGGTGATCCTTTTTGGCTATTTCCACAACCATTACAAAATAATGATTCTATACTATTTAATTCTCTTAAGAGCCCAGAAGATGCTATTGCATTCTTTAAAAACGGGCAATCTGTCTTTCCGGAATCTGTAAATTTATACGGTGGCGACAATTTTATTTTAATTAGATTTAGATCGCCGCGTATATTCGACACAACTGATGATGCAGGTAATGCAAGCCCAACTACAGATGTAGAAACATTCAGTGGAGTATATAAGGTATTAATGGTTAAAAGTAGATTTGAAATGGGGAAATTTGTACAAGATTTAGAATGTCTTCTTGATCCTGTTATTAATTTAAAGGATATATCTGAGTTAATTGAAGAAAATGCAAAAAAGAAAGATAAGCCGACTATTGTACAAGATTTTATTCCGTCCACAACATATAATGCATCAAAGGCACCATCATCGGAACCTGCGTTACAAGCAAGAACAGCGGCTGGTATAATTACCCAAACAGATGCTGATATAGAAAGATTAAAAAGAACATCATATGATACGATTGCTGAAGCACAAAAAGCAAGGTTATTGAAGGCAATAAAGGGATAACATGTCATATTTAAATACGACTGCCAGGACAGTAAGTACACCTAGTAACGAAAAATTTCAACCACTCGGTAGATCATCGATGCTAACCGGTGTATTTATTGGATGGGTTAAGCGCACCGACGATATTCAAAAAATGGGTAGATTACAGGTATGGGTTCCAGAGTTTGGGTCGCAGCCAGAAGACCCCGATGGCTGGATAACTGTGAGTTATTGTTCACCATTCGCCGGCTCCACGAATGTAGACACAGCCAGTAAGAGTGATTTTACACAATTCGAGGGCACTGAAACATCTTACGGAATGTGGATGGTACCACCCGATATAAACAACCAAGTTGTTATTATGTTTGTATCCGGTGACGCGTCTCGCGGAATATGGATCGGCAATATGTTTAACCAATTCATGAATAATATGGTGCCGGGGATGACAACATCTGCAAATAATTATCAATTTCCTGGTAAAAAAATACCTGTGGCTGATTATAATAAATGGGATTCTTCAGTCACTCAGCCAGACCGGTTAATAAAACCCTACCAGAAGACGAAATTTAAAGGTATCGGCAATCAAGGACTCATCAATGATGTACGTCGTGGCGTAACTGACTCGAGTTCACGGAGAGAATCCCCGAGCCAGGTATTCGGTATAGTAACGCCAGGCCCGGTTATTGTGAAAGATACAGAGCCAAGCAAGATTAGACGTAAAGGCGGATCATCTATAATTATGGATGATGCAGAAGAAAGTGAATATGTTCAACTATCGACTAAATCCGGAGCCCAAATTAATATCAATGAAACAAATGGATTTGTATACCTCGTAAACAGAGATGGCACATCCTGGGTTCAAATGGATAAGGACGGTAACATAGATATTTTCGGTGCAAATAATATTTCTATGCGGGCTCAGCGCGATCTAAATATCCGTGCCGATAGAAATATTAATATAGAAGCCGGCCAGAATATATTCATGAAGGCGGCTAAAGATACTATAGAAAAAACAACTGAATTTACATATAATGTAAACAATATTCCAAAACCATCTACTATACCGGTGTGGAGTTATGTCGGTGAAGGTAACGGCCATGGTGGTAATATTGTTTTACAGGCATTGCACAATTTGCACGGCACTGTGCAGAAAGATGCATATCTAACTGTTATTGAGAACAACCTAGATATACAAATAGGTACCACATTAGATGTTACTACGTTAACTGGAGGTCAAAATTTTAGATCTAAGCAAGGGATTAAATTAGCAACAGATGCATCAGTAGATATTGCAGCAACCGGCGATATACGAGAACATGCTAATGGATCAATATCGGTATCAAGCGGCGGAACACTTGTTCACTGCACTGATTCATCCTACAGTTTGAATGTTTCTGGTAATATAATAGAAACTGCCGGCGGCGAATTTTCACTGGACGCTGCATCTCTACACATTGGTACAAGTATATTAGTTGATGGCAACATTGATTTAAAGGTATTAAAGGCAACCGAGATACATACACCTATCATACTTGTACCAAATATTCAAACTAATGCTATATTTGCGTCTGTCATATATGCCGACCTACAAGATCCCAGCCCGGGTACGCCACCTCGGCCCCCTGTGCCACCGATTATATTAAGTCCAATTCCGGCAGCAGACGCGTTAATTGCAGCGCAAGCCCGACCAGCTGAAATTAAACCAATGAATGATAAGCTCAATGTACTTGCTACATGGAAAGATCCTACTTCTAAATTTGTTAGAAATGCCCAGTCACTGCAGACAACAGTATCGAGATTCCCGACATACGAACCATGCCCAGAACATGATTTGTTTTTAGCTTCGTCAGTTTCTACTACAGCACCAATTATTACAACAGACGATAAAACATATTCGGGCTCAGCAGGTAAAGGTAATAATGCAACCGTATCACCGGCACCTGCAGTGAATCCGGGTGCAACTAATACGCAGGTTAAACCGGATCCAGTAGCCGATAGTGCAACATCGAAAGACTTAAATACAGCAGCCCTTAGGTGTCAACTGGTTATTCACGAAGGGTTAAAG